TTACTCGTGAGTAAGAACTGTGCTACTCGCCCCCTCCGTGGCTAGCTGCCCGCCCCACATGAGCCATTCGCGGCTCGCTCCAGTGGCCCGATGAATCGCCTGAATCTTCTCCGTGAGCTTGTGGGGACTGCGCCCGCTTTCAATCCCTTGTAGGGCATTCTCGGTCAATCCAGTGAGCTGGGAAAACTCCCTGCGGCTCATCCTGAGCGCATTTCGCAGGACAACAACCCTGGCGGCAAGAGTGTCTGCCGGAACCCAGTTGTTCCCGTGAACCTTCTCTGCTGTCGTCATGGGTAAATGATGACATCTCTGCAATCTGTATGCAAGAAGATTGCATGCTTGAGCTGCAAGTAAACAGATCATTCCTGAGTTATGCTTGCAATTAAATTTCATGCATGTAATTATTTCGGCATGAGCGCAAAACTTCTGCTGATCGAGGCTCGGCTCGGTGGTCGAAGACTCCCCGAACTCGTCGGCGCACGCCGGGCACAGGGCAAGTCCTGGCAGGGCATTGCCAACGAAATCCACGACATGACCGGTGTTGCGGTGTCCCGAGAGTCCTTGCGTGCCTGGTGCAATCAGCCCAAGGCGGTGGCCTCATGAGCATGCTCGTCGCCGTATCCCCGTTCGACGCCATCCGACACCTGACCGACGGAGGCCGCGAGTACTGGTCGGCACGCGATCTCATGCCGTTGCTCGGATACGAGAAGTGGGAGCGGTTCGCCGACGCCATCAACCGCGCCAAGAGCGCTGCACGCAACGCCGGGTACGACCCTGCGACGCAATTTCCCGGCGCCGGGAAATTGGTCTCCACCGGCAATGGAGCGCAGCGAGCGGTCGAGGACTACCACCTCTCCCGGTACGCCTGCTATCTCGTCGCACTCAATGGCGATCCACGCAAGCCCGAGATCGCGGCCGCACAGACCTATTTCGTCATCAAGACCCGTGAGGCTGAAACCGCCACGGCCGCGCCCGCGCTCACGGGCACCGACCTACTCGCCGCCGCCGTGCTCGAAGCTCAGCGGATGATCGAGGCGAAGGACGCTCGGATCGCCGAGCTGGAGCCCAAGGCCGACCTTGCGGACACCTACCTCACTGCACAAGGCGGGCCCCGGCTGATCCGGGAGGCGGGCAAGCTGCTCGGCATGCGCGAGCGCGAGTTTCGCCAGTGGCTCCTGGATGAGCGGCTGATCTTCGCCAAACACGCTCCGTGCGGCGCGGTGCAGTACGACCACTACGCGCAGTTCGCGCACTACTTCCAAGCGCACGAGCACGTCGTCGCGCACTCATGGGGCAGCTGCGCCCACTACACCTTGCGCATTCTGCCGCGAGGGATGGAACTCATCACCGCACGCTTGGGCCGAATCCCCAGGTAATCGCAAGTCCCACAACTGAATAGATAAAGACGCTGGCGGTCCCGTCGCCAAACAGAAACCGCCAGCGTCCCCTACCAACCAATCCTACTGAGAGGACTTGGCATGCCCCAACATATCCGCAGGCGGTCGCACGGGCGCCGCCGACCCCGGCTGAGCAGCTACGACGCGATCACCGTCGTGCTGGCTGCTATCGCGGTGCTCGCCGCGATGCTGCTGGCGTCACCGGACTCGCACGCCGACCCGGTGACCGATGACTTCGTGACGACGAGCGGCTGGCGCGTGTGCAACGAGCTGGACGCGCAGCCCAATTTCGACGGCATCCGGTACTCATACCGGGCACTGTCCGCGCGCGGCTACAGCCTCGATCAGTCGGCCCAGATCATCGTGGGCTCAGTGAAGGTGTGGTGCAAACGCCATGCGCCACTACTCAAGTCATACGCCGACACCTACGCTTCCACGCCGCAGCAGAGCCAGGGGCGTGCGGCATGACCATCACCTTTGACCCCAACCCCACGTTCGACGAGCTCATGGCCGCGTTCGACAAGGCCGAGCAGAAGTGCTCCCCCAACGTCGCCAACAACGTCTTGGACCTGCAAATCGCTGACCTGTTCGAGAGATTGGGCAATCGCGGTATCGCCGTCCTGGTCGCCAATCAGAAGGCGTGGCGCGAGTCCGTCAAGGAGTCCGGTACAGACCCGCGATGCGCCTGGACCGCCGACGCTACCGCCGAGATCTTGCTCGTCGAGTTCTTCACCGATCGCGACAACCGGGACAAAGCCAGCGCCGCGATTCGTGCATCGGAGGTGAGCTGGTGACGACTCACTACCTCAAGATCGAAAGTTATTGGCACGACCTGCTCTACGACGGCAGCAAGACGTACGAGGTGCGCCGTGCTGATCGCGATTACCAGAAGGGCGACCGCATTCTGTTCAAGGTGGGATCGTCCGAGGCACTCTCGTACGCGGAATGGACCATCACGCACGTCATGTACCAGGCCCCGTGGGTGGCCGATGGCTACGTGGTTCTCTCGCTGGAGCATCCACGCAAGGCGCGACGTGAGAAGGAGTACGAGGCGCGCGGGCGGAGCATCGAGAATCTTCGCCGCTCCAATGCCGCACTGCGTGGGGTGATTACGCGCCTGCGCAACCAGATCAGTATGCGCGACCACCAGGAGGTGGTGTCGTCATGACCGTTATGACGATCGACGTTGACGAGAGCTACGAAACGAACATGCGCGTCCTCAAGGGCGTGCTGTACCGCCTCGTCGAGGCTGTCCGGGAGACCGACCCTCATCAGGTGCATCGCGAGCTGGTCTCAATGTGGTTGCGCCACCCGGTCAAAGCTGCACAACTGATGATGGCGCTTGCCATCGGATTCGACCCGGACACGGTGACAACCAAGATGCTCGACCGGCGCGCCGAGGAAATCGCGGGCATTACAACGCTGCCCCACAAAGGAATTGAGGTCTAACCATGCAGAGCATGAAGACACATCCAGAGGCCGCCTTGGGCGATTGCCCCGCACGGTTCGACAACTACGTGTGCACCCGCGACGCGGGCCACGACGGCAGTCACATGGCCAACGCGTTCGTTGAAGTGGTTGCGATCTGGGACAACGAACTAGCTTGGCGTGAAGACGATGCCCAGGGCTGTTGGGCCCAGCGCAAGGGCCGCGAGTGGGTCGAGGCTGACGTATGAGCGAATGCATCATCCAGGTCGAAATCCCCACCGCTGACGGCGTATACGCCGGTATTCCTGATGAGGTCTACCACGCCGACCGCACCAGCTTGTCGTCGTCAGGTGCCCGTGCACTGCTGGCGCCGTCCTCGCCCGAGATCTTCCACTACCAGCAGCGGCAACCGCCAGAACCCAAGCCGCAATACGACTTCGGGCACGTTGCCCACAAGTTCGTGCTGGGCGAAGGCGCCGATATCTGCGAGCTAGATCCGGCCGTTCACGGGCTGAACAAGGATGGCTCCCCCGCCAAGTCGCCCACCGCCACCGCGATGTGGCAGGCAGCAGCCGAGGAAGCGCGCAAGGCCGGTCAGATCCCGATGCACATCGCCGAGGTGGCCAAGGCCAAAGCGATGGCGGCCAGGGTTCACGAGCACCCGCTCGCCGGGCCGCTACTAGCCGACGGGACACCGGAGCTGTCCGGGTACTGGCACGACCGGGAGACGGGCGTGCGCCTGCGGTTCCGGCCCGACTGGCTGCCCAACCCCGGCCAGGGACGGCTGATCGTCGTCGACTACAAGACCAGCTCCAGCGCCTACCCGGGCCACTTCGCCAAGGCCGCAGCCGAATACGGCTACCACCAGCAGGCACCGTGGTATCTGGACGGCCTGGCCGCGTGCGAGATCGCCGACGACGCCGCGTTCCTGTTCGTCGTGCAGTCCAAGACGGCGCCCTATCCGATCACCGTGGTCGAGCTCAAGCCCGAGGACATCGACCTCGGTCGGCGCCGCAACCGCAAGGCCATCGACCTGTACGCCCAATGCGTCGCCGATGACCACTGGCCCGGCTACGGCGACCACGTGCACTCGGTATCGCTCCCCAGTTACGCCACCTACCAGCAAGAAGGAGAACTCGATCAGTGACCGTCACCCCCTACCAGCCCATCTCGCCCGCACCGCGCACAGCGGTCAGCCAGGCCACCTCGGTCGAACAGTCGCGCGCCGTCGCCGAGGTCCAATCCGCCGTCATCGTGGCCCAGCAGATCCCGCGCGACATGCAGCGCGCCGAAGCGGAGATGCGCGATACGTGCAATCGATCCGCGATGGCGAAACAGGCCTTCTATCAGGTGCCGAACCGAGGTAACGGCGCATCTGTGCACCTCATGCGCGAACTGGCGCGAGTCTGGGGCAACGTGCAGTACGGCGTCAACGAGTTGCACCGCGACGACTCCCGGGGCGAGTCCGAGGTTCAGGCGTGGGCGTGGGATGTGCAGACCAACACCCGCTCTACGCGCACCTTCATCGTCCCCCATGCCCGCATGTCAAAGGGGCGCCGCCAAGAACTCACCGACCTCGGTGACATCACGAACAACAACAACAATGCTGGTGCTCGCGCTGTCCGCGAGTGCATCAACGCCATCTTGCCTAAGTGGTTCACCGAAGCGGCACAGGACATCTGCAAGGCCACGCTGGAGAACGGCGAGGGCGTGCCCTTGCCCAAGCGCATCGAGGACATGATCGCCGGATTCCGCGCCATCGGCGTCTCACAGGCGCAATTGGAGACCAAGATCGGCAAGAAGCGCGGCGCCTGGGATGCGGGCGATGTCGCACAGATGGGTATCACCTACACCTCGATCACCCGCGACGGCTACGACAAAGCCGAGATGTTCCCGCCGGTCGCAGGAGTGACCGCCGACGAGATCAAGGCCAAGGCCCCGGACAAACCGAAGGCCGAAGCGGCACCAGCTCCCGAGCAAGCGCCAGCCTCCGAGAAAGTCGAGGAAGCACCCGAGGCCAACCCCGCTGAATACAACTCGCGCGGTGAGTTTCTGGCCACCAAAAAGACCATCGGCACCATCCGCGGCCTGCTCGGCAACGCGGGCTATTCCCTGCGCGGCGATGCGGCCACCGTCAAAACGCTCACCTATCTGGCCACTGTCGTCGGCCGCGAAATCCCCGATATCAACGACCTATCCGAAGCCGAGGCCGAGGTAGTGACCGACGTTCTGAACCAACCCACCACAACAGAAGGGAATGAATAACCATGTCCGACAACGACACCGAGAAGAAAGAGGAAGGCACCGAACTCGCGCCAGGCGACATCACCGAGTTCATCGTCGTGCTGACGCAGCTCGACAAGGGCCGCACGCAAACCGCCGCAACCAAGGCGCTGCACGAATGTGTCGAGGCTGCAATGGCAACCGGCAAGAAGGGCGGTTGCGTCACGCTCAAGATCAAGGTCGAGCCCCGCGAGTCCGGGGCGGTGTGCCTTGTCCCCGATGTCGTCAGCGCCCCCGCCAAAGACCCTGCCGGAACGATTTTCTTCGCCGACGGCGAGGGGGGTCTGTCCCGCGACAACGCCGCCATGTTCTACGGCACCAAGTAACCCAACCCGTCCAAAGGAGTAACACCCATGTCCGACAACGCCATTGCACTACCCGTCCACGCGACCGAACTGATCGATGAACCCGAGGCCGACACCTCCCTCTACCTCGTCACCGCCAACGGCGAGAACGGCCTCCAGACCGAGGTTGTCGACGTACGAGGCAAGGTGCCCGCAGCGTTCCCGCCGCGCGCACCCGAGCGCCGAACCGTCACCGACACAGCCTCATTCCTGGCCGAGGTCACCCGCCGGCCACTACTCCAAGGCCTCTCGACCGTCTGGGGCAACCGCGACAAGGGCCAGGTCAGCGTCATCTACAACGAACTCGGCACGGACGCAACGGCCGACTACACCCGCCGAAACGATGTGCTCACTCTTCAGTTCGTCGCCGATCCCGATTGGGCCACCCTGTTCAACGCCGCTGACGGCAGGTTCCACACTCAGCTGGAATTCGGCGACCTGATCGAACAAGCCGGGCACCTGATCACCTCGCACCAGGCCGCCGATGTCATGGAGATCGTCGACAGCATCCGAGCATCGAGCAAGGGATCATTCGAGTCAGGAATCAAGCGTGCCACCAGCAGCGTGAACCTGACCTACAGCGAGGAAGTATCGGCCAAGGCGGGCACCGCAACTCGGCAGCTTGAGGTACCGCGCGAAATCACCTTGTCGGCCCGACCATTCGAGGACTACCCGGTCATCGAGGTTCGGTGCTGGTTGCGCCTGAACATCTCGCAGGGGCAATTGGGGCTCGGTCTGTTCCCACAGCCCTATCAGCACCTCGTGCGCGATGCGTGGACGCACGTAACCGGCGAGCTGTCCGAAGCACTCGGGGTGCCCGTCTACGCCGCCAATCTGGGCAAGTAGGGGCCGACAATGCCAGTATCCATGTGGTTCTTCCTGATCTTGGTCGTCATCGCCGTGATCGCGGTGATTGTCGGGCTGTTCATGCAGCGCGGCAACGACAAACGAATCTGTTTCGGCGGCGCGGGTGTGGTGTTCCTGTTCGCGCTGGTTTTCCTGGTGTTCGCCGCGACCACTGTGGTCGGCACTCGCCAGATCGGTATCGAGACGACATTCAGCCGTCCGACCGGCACCACGCTGACCAACGGCCTGCACCTCAAGGCGCCATGGACGGAGGTCACCGAGATGGATGGCGCCGTGCAGATCGACCAGCACACAGGCGATCACCGCATCAAGGTGCGACTGGGCAACAGCTCCACCGCGGACGCTGATGTCTCGGTGCGCTGGCAGATCAAGCCGGATGCCACGCCCGATCTTTTCGTGCAGTACAAGACGTTCGACAACGTGCGGTCGAACCTGGTCACCCGGAATCTGCAAGTCGCGCTCAATGAGGTGTTCGCCTCATTCGATCCGTTGGCGCCGCAGAACCTCGACCGCTCGCCACTGCCCGAACTCTCGGAGAAGGCGAAGGTGATCCTGGCGGGCAAGGTGGGCGATCAGGTCGAAATTCTCGACGTGGCGGTGCCGACCATCGACTACGACGACGGCACCGAGCAGAAGATCAACCAGCTCAACCAGGAACGCGCCGCGACGGCTGTGGCCGAGCAGGCCAAGAAAACGGCCGTGGAGCAGGCCAAGAAAACGGCCGTGGAGCAGGCCAAGGCCAACGGCGAGCTGGCGGGATCGGTCTCACATGACCCCAACGTCCTGGTCTCCAAGTGCCTGGACATCGCCCGCGAGAAGGGCCTCGCGCTGCTGTGCTGGCCCACCCCCGTCCTGCCCACCATCCCCACCAAATAGAGGAGACCTGATGTCCCGCAACCTCATCGTCGTAGACCTGGAAACAACCGGCCTCGGCCCGCAGTGCGCGCCGATCGAGGTTGCGGCCATCAACGTCGACACCGGAGAAACACTCGAATTCGTGCCGTACATCGACCTCAAGGACTACGCCATCACGCTGGAGCCCAAAGCGTTCGCGACCAACCGATACTTCGAACGCGGCGCGTACGAGGTGATGCTCACTCCCGACGAGACCACCAAGCACTGGATGCAATTCCGGGACATGCTGCGCAAAAACACATTCGCAGGCTGCAACCCCGCCTTCGACGCTCGGATAGTCGCCAACGCTTGCACGCCGACCTGGCACTACCGCCTGGCCGACCTCGCCGCCTACGCCGCCCCAGCACTCGGGCGCGACCCGTCCGAGCTGCCGGGACTGGCCGACGTACTCGCCGCCCTCAAGATCGAGAACCGTTGCCCACATTCGGCCCTCGGCGACGCCGAGGCCACCGCCAAGGCATTCGTGAAGCTGCGCGACATCTACGCAGAACAGCGGGAGTCCGCGCGATGACCGCCCCCTCCATCTCCCGTCGCTACATCGACGCCACCCCCGTGCGCGAGCACCTGGAGAAGCTGCAGGCGATCGGCTGGACCATCAACGCCATCGCGGCCGCCAACGGTCACCCGGGAAAGCTCGTCACTACTCTGCGCCAGATCCTTCGCGGCCAACAAACCTGCGCCCCATCGACCCGCGACTACGTGATGTGGATGGACCCCGAGCTACCTCCCGAGACCGGAAAACCGTTCGTACTCAAATGGTCCGAATACGTGTACATCGGCGTACCCGACCATGCGGCTGCGCGCGAAATGGGCATCACCTACAACTCCATGTCGGAACAGCTACGGCGCAACGGTTTCCAGCCATCTGCACTGCTGTATGAGCTGGCCCGCGAGGAACGCGAGAAAGCCAAGGCACCTGCATGATGCTCACCGAAGATCAACGCTGGCTATTGCGGATGGTCGGCGGGTGGGAAATGCGCGACTGCCTCATCGGTCCCGCAGGTGTCACCCGCTTGATGCAATCCTGCTACGGCGGTACCCGCCTGCCTACAGACGGATACCCGTCTCACCTCAAGGGATTTGAGTGCGGACACGGCAAGATCGTATCGAGGGGCGTCCCCGTCGTCACCGTGACCACCGCGCAGCTGAACAAGTACGCGCGCTCCCTGCCGGTCGATCTTGTCGCCGAGATGCGCGAGTGCGCCACCGCCGCACAGCGCAATAACCTACGTCGCCACCAGTTCTGCCACTGCGGGAGCGAACCGTGCGGCTACGCGTACATGGGCGATCGCATTTGCCCGCCGACCGGGCAGCAGGAAGCCGACGCCAAGGCCGAGTTCTGGCGCTGCCAGGACTGGACCGACGACTTGCTCGACCGCGCACTCGGGTTCGCCACCGAGGCCGAGCCCATCGGGCAGCTGGAGCTGTTCGGAGTCAGCGCATGACCGCGCCCTACTACCAAGATGAATCGGTCAGCCTGCACCACGGCGACGCGCTCGACGTGGCCAAGGCACTGCCCGCCGGCGGGGCCGATTGCATCGTCACCAGCCCGCCCTACTTCGGCCTTCGCGACTATGGCGAGCCTGGCCAGTATGGGCTGGAGGACTCGCCCGCTGAGTACGTCGAGAACATGCGCGCGCTGTTCGCCGAGCTGCGCCGCGTGCTCACCGACGACGGAACACTCTGGCTGAACCTGGGCGACAGCTACGCCGGATCGTGGGGTAACCAGGGGCACGACCCGAAACACGCGGATCTGCATGTGAAGTACCGAGCCGCGGAGGCGTTGCCCGACAAGCGCAGCCGTGCAGGGTCAATCGGCCCGGGAATGCCGGCAGCTAAGAATCTGATCGGCATCCCGTGGCGCATGGCGCTGGCGCTGCAGGATGACGGCTGGATTCTGCGCAATGCAATCATCTGGCACAAGCCGAACGGCATGCCGTCATCGGTCACCGACCGCCTCTCGAACCGTTACGAGCACGTATTCCTGTTCAGCAAGACACCGCGGTATTGGTTCGACCTCGACGCGGTGCGCGTCGAATACGTCGGCGACCGCACACCGTCGCGTACCGCGCGATCAGGTGACACGAACAAGCCCAACAGCATCGCGACTCCATGGCGTGCTGACGCGACGCCCTATCCAGGCATGCGGCCGCAGGGCGCCAAGGCCTCCACGGGACGACGCCACGACGCTGCGCACCAGAACGGGCGCAACCCCGGCGATGTGTGGGTGATTCCGACGCAACCATTCACCGCAGCTCACTTTGCAGTGATGCCGCTGGCGCTCGCGCAGCATTGCGTGATGGCCGGTTGCAAGCCCGGCGGCACAGTGCTCGACCCGTTCAGCGGTTCCGGCACAACCGGAATGGCCGCACAGCGCCTCGGTCGCAAGTACATCGGCATCGAACTCAATCGCGACTACCTAGACCTGTCGCTACGCACCCGGCTGCACGCCGCCCCGCTCGATTTCGAGGCAGGCACATGACCACCGCCCGCACATGGTTCCGATTCCACTGCATGCGATGCGCCCGCGAGTTCCAGGCCAACCGCATCGCACACGAGTGCTTCAAATGCCGTACGGCGCAGCGAGACGCATTCCCCGAGGGACCTACCGAGGTCATCGAACTGAGCGGCACATGAGCGACAACCCGAACACGAATGGAGACAACGACATGAACGAGATGATCATCTACGGCGCCAGTGATGACCTACTGGAGGTCGAGGGCGCATTCACCGAAGAGTTCGACGCATACCGCGGAGTGACGGTGGTGGTAGAAGCGCCAAGTGGTGAAAGCCTCTGGGTCCGTGCGGTATTTGATATTGATGCGCCCTTGCGTGGAATAGGCCAGGGATGGGTGCTGTCCGTGCTACATCCTGATCCAATGCACGGCTGGCGGTGGCCCGTCAGGTTCGGCGCGCGCCCCGACGGGCCGGAAGATCCGGCGCTCATCGTCGAATGCCCAGAGGGCACGACGGTTCGTGAGTGGGTGCAGTGATGACCACGCCCGAGAAAATGCTTGAGGTATCCACCCGCGACCACCAGATGACGGTGCTTCGCGACGATGGCCTTTACCGGCACGTTCAGTTCGCCAAGCCGGGCACAGGCATCTGGCGATTCGACCTCGTGACGTGGCCAGGCCACCTGGTGATCACCGGGGACCTTGAGGACTTTCATTTCGCGCGCATCCCCGACATGTTCGAGTTCTTCCGCAAGCCGGTTGGGTACATCAACCCGTCCTATTGGTCCGAAAAGCTCTGTGGACCACAGCGATACGACTCGTTCTCGCCGGATGTTTTCAAGCGACATGTATACGAATACTTCCGCGATTGGTGCAGGTGGAACGCTGGACCGCACGACGGCCCCCACGCCCCACTGTGGAAAGCGATCCGTGATCAGGTCCTGCGCTACACAGATGATCACAATGAGACCAGTGCGCACCAGGTTCTAACTGATTTCCACTACGGCGATTTCGAGTTCGTTGACAGCTGGGAGTGGGACCTCAAGGACTACGACTTTCATTTCCTGCTGTCCCTGCACGCGATCGTGTGGGGCATCAACCGATACGACGCGGCCAAGACGGCGGCGGCGTGATGGCACTCCGCATCCCCAGGACTCCACCCGAGCCCCTGGTCGTCGTGTGGCGCAACCAGATACCGCACCGCTGCACGCTCATCTACTGGGGCCGCAAGTGGAGGTACACCGACCGCGAGCACCGGCTGATCAACCTACGGCGCATGCACGTCTGGAGCGCTCACTCGCCGGTCATTGGCGGCGAGGTAGTGGCAACACGAACCCCGAAGGCAAGAGGCTGGCACCGGATAACCGTGTACCAGGACGACGGCCACCCCGTGTCACTTGGTGCCCCCAGCGACAACCCCGAGTACTCGATCGCCGATTGGCCGATGCCGTGACCCTCCATTTCGAGCTGCACGTCAACGGCCGATCAATCGGCGAGGGCATGGACATCAAGCGCATGGCACCGGGGCAACCAGTGCCCGACGACGTGAACACCTATGTTGTGCAGGCCAAGTGCGACGGCAAGTGGCACACCGTAACCGTCGAGCACCGATATGGCGATGGGTCCTGGGCGCTGGTCCGCAAGGCGCTGACCGCAGTCGACCAGGCACGGCAGGCCCCGCCCAATGGGGACCGCAAACCGGCGCGAGCGAGCGACTGCGCGCGCTTGTGCGGCGCCCCTGGGTGTGCGTCGTGGGGGTGCCTGTCGTGACCCGCACCGCAGAGAGTTCAGCGGCGTACCGCGCCGGACTGTGCACGGACTGCAAGACCGAGCCGCACAGCCCCGGTCGGCCGCGGTGCGAGAAGTGCCACCAGAAACACCGAAGGGGTGCCTGATGCCGATCCGCCCAGAGAATCGCGACCGCTACCCGAAGGAGAAACGAATGCGCACAACGGTTGTGCCTCGACTCATCACATTCGAGACCGAAGAACACCTACACGACCATGCCGAGCGGCTGAACCAAATCGGTGTCGATCCCGACGTTCCGATCATCGACGCAAGCGGTCACGCTGTCCTGGCCTGTCGCACAGCACCCGGTGGAGACGGGTGGGGTTTCGAGTACTACTCACCGGGCGAGGACGGATTCATGCCTTGCATCCACCCCGCCGGGTCGGACTGCTGCGGAGGCAACGATCGAACCGGCGAATGGAAACCGACATTCCCAGTGACCGGCCTGGTCTGCTACGACCTGTCTGGCACCGAAGGCCTCTGATGCCCATTCGTCCGGAGAACCGGGCCCGGTACCCCAAGGACTGGCCCGAGATCTCGCGCCGGATCCGGTTCGAGCGCGCCAAGGGCCGCTGCGAATGCGTCGGCGAGTGTGGCCGGAGTACGCACCGAGGTCAGTGCCCGAACGTCAACGGAGCACCCGCCTACGGCACCGGTAGCCGCGTCGTGCTCACCGTCGCGCACCTGAACCACACACCCGAGGACTGCCGCGACGAGAACCTGCGCGCGATGTGCCAGGGGTGCCACCTGCACTACGACCTGGAGCACCACGCACAGACACGCCAGCGGGCACGCACGGCAGCTCTGGAGGCACAGATGGATCCGCTATTCGGCCCCGGAATTTTGGGGTGTGAGGGGGGTGCAGAACGTGCCGCAGTCTGAATACATGCACGCGAATCAGAGGAAGGAACACCGTGGCTAACTCGGCCGGAATGCTCAAGGAATCAATCTGGCGCGACGGCCATTTCCGAGCGCTCACGCGCACCGCGCAATGCACCTATGCGCAGCTGCTCAGTCAGAAGGATCTGGACCGCGCCGGGATGCAACCACTTCAAATCACCAAGTGGGCCAAGGGGTGCAACGAGATGTCCGTTCATGACCTACAGGCCGACCTCGACGAGCTGGAGCGTGAACGGTTCGTGTTCTACGACGAGGACACTGACGAACTGTTCGTGCGCGCCTACATGCGTACCACCGAGGTCACGCGGTATCCGCAGTACCTCAAGAGCGCCTTGAAATGCGCCGTCATGGTGGCCTCGCCCAAGCTGCGCCATGAGCTGGCGGTCGAGCTACGTCGCCTGCGCAAGCCCGAGGCGACCAAGGTCGCCGATGAGATTGACCCGTCTGACCCTGACCCCGATGACACCGTGACGGAACCGTGCGAGAACCCTGACGGCACCGTGCCCGAAGGGTGCGAGAACCCTGCCGGAACCGTGAACCCTGACGGCACCGTGCCCGAACCCTCTAGGGAAAGGGTAAGGGTAGGGGTAAGGGAACTTAAGTTGGTAAGTACTCAAGTTGGGGAGCGCTGCGCGCCGCCCCCCGAGTTCTGCCCCAAGCATCCTGGCGGCACCGAGGACCCGTGCCGCGCCTGCCAGCGCTACCGGGTGCAGTACTCCCAGTGGGCCGCAGACGACGCGGCTCTCGCCGCCGCCGAGCAGCGCGCACAACACCGGGGCGAGCGAGATGCCAAGCGCCAGGCCATCGCCGCGTGCCGCCTGTGCGACCAGGACGGCTACAACGGCCTCTCCGTCTGCGATCACGTCGACCGCTCGGCCACCGCCAGAGCCGGACTCGCCAGAGCCCGCGCAGCGCTCGAAAATCCCCCCGCCGCGACCGGATAGTCACCAATCCCCTGAAATCCCGCCAGCGGCGACCACAGCCCCAGGAATCGATATGCGAACGGAGACACGATGACCCAGGAAACGGACCCCGAGCGGTTTACCTGCCCCGGGCTGGAAGAGGGCGACCGCGTGGCCATCCAGCTCGCCGACGGCACGCTGACCGAGGGCTACTGGTACGACGGCGCGGTACACGACCAGCCGCGCACGCTAGCGCGCCCACCCGCGCCCTGGCGGATCTGGCCGGTGAACCGCGAGTGGCGCATCGAGAAGCGGCTCACCGACGGCTACGAGACCTGGTGCCGATTCGACACCAGCGGCGAAGCCTTCGCTGCGTTCGCGGCCGGTGGTGCGCGATGAGAGACCGCGACCTCGATGGGCGGGTGCTGAAAATCCGTCGCTGCCGACACAACCAGCGCCACTACCGCGACGAGTACGGAAACCGGCGCTGCCGCGACTGCGACGCCTTCGTGCGACCGGTAGCCGGTGCGGTGATGTGCGCACCACCCAAGAGGGACGGGCGATGAGGCGCACGCGCCCCGGCGACGCTGACCGGATAGATGAGCTCTGCTCCGAGGCTGGTAAGCCGTTGCAGCCCTGGCAAATTCAGTTCCTCACCAGGCTCGAACAGCACGATATCGATGTCCAATTCGCCGAAATGGTAAGGGGATTCAACCGTTGACCAAGTGCAAGCGGTGCGAACGCGCAACCGATCTGTTCGTGTGCAAGGCCTGCATCGCGGAGCTGCGCAAGCGCCTGGCTGATCTGCCGTGGTGGATCGACCGACTCACCGAGACCGCTGTCGGGCAGGCGAACCTGGGCGACGGAGCACGCAAGGGCGAGCGCCGCGACGTGCTACACGGTGACGACGCGCTCGTGAGCCACGTCGAACCGTTCCCGCGCGACAAGGACACCACCCCGACCGCCAGGGACCACCGAGACCGACACCAGGCGGCACTGTGGCATGCCCTGGCACTCGGCCGGGTCAACGGACGCGCAAGCGACGAGCTGGACCGGATACGCAACGCGCTCTCTACGACCATCCGCGACATGTGCGAGACGCGCGGGCTGGAGGTGCCCGAGTTCCGCACCCGGCCAAGGCCTCTGCCGGTGGTCGTCGAATCGGGTGCACGGCGGCCGGCAGATCGGTTCAGCCTCGATTCGGCGCCGCCGGCCCGGGCGGGCTCGTGTCGACGGTGCTTCGTCACACTGCCCGCCTCGTCCGCCGGACCGCTGTGCGACGACTGCGACGGCGCCCCGGAGACGCGCACGGCCGACGACTCCCCCGCGGATGACCTACGCGTGACCTACGCCGGAAGGCGCGGCGACGACACGCACTCAGTCGCGACGACAGCGCGCATGGCCAAGTGGCTGCACCGGCACGCGGCCAATATCGCGCTGCAGGAGAACGGCGCCGAGATCTGCGACGAGATCGAGCAGGTGTACCGGTCAATCACGCGCGTGGTGAACCGCCCACCCGAGCCCATGACCATCGGCCCGTGTGTCACCGACCCCGCTCCCGATGAGGTGCTCAAAGCCCGCGCCGAGAGGGGGGACACCGACACCGTCTGTGGCTATGCGCTCACCGTGCGCCCGCCCAACATCGATGTCGAATGCCCACAATGCGGGCTGGTGTATGTGGCCGCCGAGGTGCTGGAGTACAACCTGGCGGGTCTGGACGACCGCAATGTCACGGTGCGCGAGCTGGTCGACGTGGTACTACCCCGCCTCGACGAACACGTGCCACAATCGACCATCGAGCGGTGGATTAGACGCGGGTGGGTGCCGGTGCGTGGCCGGGACGCCCAGGGGCACCAGATGGTGCGCATCGGCGATGTGCGCGCGGTGCGAGCGGAGCGCCCCCGGAATGCGAGGTCACATGGCTGAATGATGCACACACGGGATTGCAGTTAGGGCTGTGGCACCGGAAGCGTGACACACCAGAGAACCATGCCCAAGGACAGGTACGAGGCAGTTCCGATCACCCATGGTGCGGTCAGGAATGTGCAAAGCCAAGCCAGGCTAGGTCGAAGCCCGCGAAATGCGGATTCTCGACGATCTCGACCGACCACATATAGATCTAGACAAAGGGCCAGGATCATTCCTACCGCCGCGAGTAAGGTCGTGAACTTCAAAGGTTCACCTACAACTTGCCCTAAAAGGTGATTCATATCGTCGGTCGTGAACTTATCTTCACGCGAGGGCATCATGGCACCAGCCAGCGCACCCCAAAAGGCCGCAAGCCCAAATGTTGTCACACCAACCAAGAATTTCGCGATCTGCTTAAGTCGAACCGTGAGTCGATTGTCTGGTATTAGGGGTCGAGGTGGGCATTCCCACAAAACTACTGCTGCAAGCAGCACCACCGCTACGTTTGCCCCAACCACGGCCACAGTCCAAGAGAACGAAGTGGGATGAAATTGCTTGAAACGAGCAATTCGAGACCCATCGACGAAACGCGACAGTGCGAACAGTACGATTACTGCACCCATAATGGCGAGCATCCTAATTCCAGCAGTGTTCGCCCTGCCTTCTTCATTTTCATCTGCAGCTACAGTCATTTCCGCCCCTTACTTGCGACTCACATAGAGTTTGTCCATTCGGCTTAACGTAGCAACCATGGCAGACACGTAGCCGCGTAGACAGTGCGCCGACGCGACACGCCGAAATTTCACTCACCACGGGGATACCGCTCGACAGTCTTTAACTCCGAGGGATAGCTCTGCGAAGTGATGGCGCGTAGTTTCGCGAAGGGTGCCGTGGTAAACATCACGCCTTAGAACATGCCGATTGACCTGCAGCTTTAGGGCATCTATTGACATTGACTGTTGACTTGTGCGTACACCGGGCACACAATGTATGCATGAGTACCAAGGAGCAGCGACTGGCTGTGCGCCTGACATCAGAGCAGGACGCACTGATTCGTCGTGCCGCTGAGGTCGAGGGGGCTACCTTGAGCGAGTTCACACTCAGTGCCACCTTGTCTCACGCACGCGACGTTCTCGCCGACAGGCGGCTGTTCATCATTGACAACGCCGCATGGGCAGAGTTCAACGCAATCCTTGATCGCCCTGTGCAGTTCAAGGCACGGTTGGAGAAGCTGCTGACCAGCCCATCTGTTTTCGATGAGTGAGTACAGCCGCCCCCGGGCCATCACCGAGCGCGATGACATCAGCGGTTTCGAGAGTGGTGCCCCCAGTCTCGACGAGTACCTGCACAACCGGGCATTGGCCAACCATGTAGGTGACGGTTCGCGATGCTTTGTCACATGCAAGGACGGCCGCGTAATGGGTTACTACTCGCTGTCGTCTACGGCTGTTCTCCGTTCTGATATGCCAGGGAGGGTGCGGCGAAACATGCCTGACCCAATCCCTGCAATTCTGTTGGCGCGCTTGGCTGTCGACCGGAAGACGCAGGGCATGGGGTTGGGCGGTTCATTGCTGCGCGATGCCATCCTGCGCACTGTGCAGGTATCCGAACAAGTCGGCGTGAAAATCCTGCTGGTCCACGCCCTGCACGAAGAGGCTCGCACCTTCTACGAGCGGTTTGATTTCGAACCCTCCCCCACCGATCCGCTTCACCTCTTCCTGCTCATGAAGGATGCTCGGGCAATCCTGGGAAATTTCAGCCACGCCTGACCAGCGCTGTCAGACCCTCGGCGTAGAACTTGCCCATGGACGCCCGTAAGGCCATTCGTGAGGTCATCGAGAGCATCCCGAACCTGTTCGGGATAACCCGAGGTGTGACCATCGGTGCCGAAGGTCAGACCGAGACCGTTCTTTACACGCAGGCGCAGGTCGCCGACATCATCGCCTCGATACTGCCCGACGCCCTCAAGACCAAGGGGCATGTGGTGATCGCACTACCCGGGGTCGAAACCTACGAGTCCGGCCGGCAATACGTCCGTGTACCCATCACCGCACAACCATGGTCTGACGGCGCCGTTCGCATCAGCCCGCACGGCGACCAGGTGGCCATCCGCAACGTGCCCGACAAACTGTCCATGCAGGACGCGCCAGCATTGGCCTCAGCACTCATGGCCGCGCATACCCTGTGGCGTCGCGACACGCGAAAACCCATATCGCAGGCCTGACCTGCACGTATGGCAAAATGAGTCCCAACATGTCGGTGGGACAACTATGTCCACTGCATGAAAACCCCGGCCTAGCTGGGGTTTTCGTCGTTTCAGGGGCGATGTCCATTCCGCCCAACCTCATCCCTTAGCCCGAGGGGGACTCATGAAGCGCACCATTGCCCGCGCGCTGCGCAGGCTTGCGAATCGTCTCGACCCGTCGCGCGGCTGGACCGTCAACGTCGAATATGCACATGCCGCGGCCGGGCGAAGCGCTGGCGACGCGTTCAGGCAACACATGCAAGCACCTGGAAACCCGTTCCCCTGATGGCCAATCAGCTCTTGGTGGATCTGCTCACCCGCACATTCGCTTCGGGAGCCCTTCAACATCCCGGCGACGCAAACAGTCCCGCACGAGTGATTCCGATTCCCGGCTTCCGCTCCACTGGCATGCCAGAGGCTCAAGCGCAGGAAATGATCGGCCAGGCCGCAAAGCTGTGGGCCGAGGCCCTTGGGTCGGTCATCGATGGCGAATTCGACGTACTGACGAAAGCCGATGCGGCACAGCTGCGCCAGGATGCCGCAGAAGCGCCGGATGGCACCCGAATCGTCACGCTGTATGACCGCACCGACCACCAGCGCGCCACGCCCTTGTTGGTGCTGACGGTCGGCAAGACCGACGACGTGACGATCGATGCCCGTCAACTACGAAAGTTCCTAGCCCAATGAGCAATATCAAGATCACCGTCGACGGCAAGGTCCTCATGGGCACCGACCCGGGTAAGTGGCGTTCCACGCCGCCGGATATCCCCGACCTTAAGCGCCAATCCGGCGGGCAGGGTTGGGGTCTGGCCGTGATGGTCACTCTCGCGCAGGCGGGCACGCTGGCCGAGCTGGGCCAGCCCATTGGGGACACCACGATGACCATCACTACCCGCGCCAACGGCTGGACACTGGATGTGGAGCAGGACGGCAGCGAGCCATCCGTCGCACCCGTCAAGGTCGCACCCGCACCTACGGCACCACCAGCGCACGCCGAGGCCGATGCAAGCGCTGGCCGCCAGGGGTTTTCGTCGGATGCGCTGATCATGGATGAGCCCTATGTCGCCGAGGCCCGGCCGTAAGGCCAGCACCACAGATCGCGGTCTGGGCTGGAAACACCAACAGCAAGCCGAAGGGCTGTTGCGCCGTCACGTCGACGGCACACTGTGCTGGTGGTGTGGCCTACCGATGTTCAAAGCGCCCTTGCTGGAGCGCAACTGGGACCGCAAGCAACTGGCCGCAGACCATAGCCAAGCTCGCGCATTCGGCGGACAACGCGCCGATCGCCTACTGCACGGCATCTGCAACAGCCAGCGCCAAGACGGCAGGCACGACGCCCACCGGCCCGCAGTGCTCGACGTTCAGCCATCCGAGTGGTCAACAGCCCTTGCGACACTGGGGATTACCACCGCGCCGATCACCACTACCGACAACCTGGCGATGGACTGGTGACCCTGTACCTGGTGACCGGCCCGCCTGCGGCCGGCAAGTCCACATGGGTGAGACAGCACGCCAAGCATGGCGACATCACGATCGACTACGACGCCATCGCTTCGGTACTCACGCCCGCGGGTGGAGATCCACACGACCCGCCCCAGCACATCCGCTCGGTCACCAAGGCCGCACGGCTGGCCGCGATCGATACGGCGCTGACGTTCGCGGGCCAGTGCGATGTGTACCTGATCCACTCCATGCCCGGCGAGGGACTGCTCGCGCGCTACCGATCCGCTGGGGCGCAGGTCATCACCATCGACCCTGGTCGGAGCGTGGTCATGGCCCGATGCAAAGCCGAGCGACCGTGGCGCATGGCGCAGGCAGCAAAGCGGTGGTACGCCGACCAGTCACACAGCAAACATGCCGACCCTGCCAGCAAACACGACGGAGGTGTGATGTCGTGGTGATGACCAGCCGATGGGCCGAAAAGCTCCTGACCAGCACCGATGCACACGCCCGAAAGTGCCATAACCGCAGGTCAAAGCCCCTCCCCCTGAAATTATCCAGGTGGGGGGCCTTCCTGACCCCCGGAGGCTCCCGTCAGGTTTTTTTTGAACGCGGCGAGTGATGACAGCAGACACGAAACCGGCAAAGGCCACCGCTAACTCAGCAAAGACTCCAGCTAAGCGGGCAACGCGTCGGCAACCGGCCTCCGAGAAGACAGTCGGCCAGCGACTCATCGAAGAGTTGTCACAACCCGACGACCCCTACCCCTTGCGGCTCATCATCGAGCAGGCCGGGTACGCCGCCGACTACCTCGCCCGGCTCAACGCTCTACTGGACGGCGACCGCGAGGCCTGGCTACAGCTCAAGATCGGCGCCAAGACCGTCGAAGTGGTGGTGAACAACGTGCTGGTGCAGCAGCGCCAGCAGGCCGAGCAGATGCGCAAGCTGATCACCGAGGTCTATCGCCAGCGCGCCGCACTGCCGGATGATCCCGATGACGACGACGTGCTCGCCGGTATCTGACCTGGCACCGCGTGAGTGGCCAGAGTTCATCGGCTTGTGGCCACGCCTGAAGGGCAGTCAGACACCACGATTCGAGTCCCGACACCCCGGCGATGAATCATGGGGCGACCGGGCGGCGCGCTTGGGATCGCGAATTGGCGTGCGCTGCATGCCCTGGCAGTGGCTCACCTTACGCGCGGTGCTCTCGCTACAGGAGCCCAACGAGTGGGGCGATCGCGTCTGGACGCACCGCGACGTGTGTATCGAGTGCCCACGTCAGAACGGCAAGACCCTGATCGTGGTGCTACGCATCATCTTCGGGATGCTGGTGCTCGGGGAGAAAATCGCCTACACCGCCCAGGAATGGGAGACGGCCAAGGACGTATTCGGCCGCTGCGTCGATGTCATCGACCGCATCCCGTCTCTCAAGAAACGCCTACGCTCCGAGCCAACTTCGGCGGGCAACCGCGGGCTGATCAAGCTCGGCAACGGAGAGGCCAAGTTCGGGCCGCGCACCGCCAAGTTCGGTCGCGGTCTGACCGAAGTGGATCTGCTGATACTCGACGAGGCCTACGACCTCACCGCGCAAGCCGAAGCGAGCTTGACCGGCGCGACCCGCGCCTCGACCAAGGCGACCGGGCCGCAGATCTGGTACGTCTCAACACCTCCGGTGGCCTCGGTACATCCCAACTGCCAGATCCTCACCGGCATGCACAACCTCGGGCACAAGCGGTCCCCGGATCTGTACTACGCCCTCTATGCGGTACCCGAGGGCACCGAGCTCGGCGATATCGACGCATACCGCCTGGCGCACCCCTCCCTGGGTGTCGTCGGCGACGAGCACGAGCTCGAAGCCAAACGGCGCAAGGCCCGCACCGCCGAACAGCGGGCGATCTTCACCGCCGACTACCTCGGGATCGGCGACTACCCGCCCGACGAGGACGAGGTTGGCTCGCCGATCCCGAACTGGAGCGACATGGCGAACGCCGACGCGAAGCTCACGGGAGCCCGCACCATCGCGGTGCGGCGATCCTGGAACCGTCAGGTGTGGTCAATCAGCGCCGCGCAGATGGCCGAAGACGGCAACATCCATGTCGAGGTGGCACCGCTGCGCACCGGCACGCACTCCGAGATCGCCGAGTACCTGGTCGCCAAAGTCACCGCGTGGAATCCGGTGGCGCTGGTGATCGACCGTAAGAACACCGCGCAGGTACTTGAACCGCTGCTCATCGCCGCCGGTATCGAGCCGCTGATGATCGGCACGTCCGAGATCGCGCAGTCCTGTAGCGGTTTCCTGGCAGACGCCGATGCCGTCAAGTTGTCGCACAGCGATCAAACAGTGCTCAACGACGAGGTGGCCACCGCCAGCATGCGCGAGCTGCCGGGCGGCGATTTCGTCTGGGCCGAGGAACCCAACGGCGCAGGCATGCCGCTGATGAACGTGTCCATGGCGCACTGGGCCCTTCGCAAGTACGGAACCAAGGCGCCCGCAAAGACCGTCAGCGCCCGCACCGGCGCCGCACGAGAGCACCAATCACACCGGCATAGCGCCGATTTCGACGCGATGAGCGCCGCATTCTGAGAAAGGGGGCGAGCATGGCCGATCAGCAGGCACCGAAGAAGACCGCCGCCCCGCGTACCGAACAGGGGTACGTGCTCAGCTCGGCCGGCGCGACCGGCTGGGGTGAACCTATCGACCAGTTCGAGCAGACCGCCGACCTGATCTGGCCGCTGTCGGTGTGGACCTACACGCGCATGGTCCGCGAGGACGCCCGAATCTCATCGGTGCTGCGGGCAATTGGGCTGCCCATTCGCCGCACCGCGTGGCGTATCCGCCAGAACGGCGCCAGCGATGAGGTCACCGAGTTCATCGCCCGCAATCTGGGCCTACCCATCGAGGGCGCCGCCGACGAGGACGAACCCCAGGCGCGGACCCGTGGCCGGTTCTCCTGGGATAAGCACCTGCAGCAGGCCCTCATGGCGTTACGGTACGGGCACTCGGTATTTGAGCAGGTCTACCGCCTCGAAGGCGAAGGCGCCAACATCCGCGCCGTACTGCGCAAGCTCGCCCCACGTCCCCAAGTGACCATCGCCAAGTGGAACGTCGACCGCGACGGCGGCCTGGCCTCGATCGAACAACACCCCTCCAGCGGGTTCACCATGACATCGAGCGGAGTGGCGATACCAGCTGGCGGGTCAATGGATTCGATCATTCCCATCAACCGGCTGGTCGTGTATGCGTACGAGCCCGATCCGGGTGTGTGGATCGGCAACAGCCTGCTGCGGCCTGCCTATAAGCACTGGAAGCTCAAAGACGAGCTGATGCGCATCGAGGCCGCCGCCGCACGCCGCCACGGCATCGGCGTCCCGTGGATCAAGGGCAACGAGAACGACTCTCAGGACGAAGAGCGCATGGACGCGCTGCTCGATGTCGCCTCTAAGTACAGCGGTGGCGAGTCGTCCGGCCTAGCCCTGGCTGAGGGACAAGAGGCCGGGATCATGTCGCCATCGGGCACCCCGATGGACCCGCGCCGTGCGATCGAGTACCACGACCACCAGATGGCGCTGGTTGCGTTGGCGCACTTCCTGAATCTGGACGGTAAGGGCGGCTCGTACGCGCTGGCCAGTGTGCAGGCCGATACGTTCGTGCAGTCGGTCCAGACGGTCGCCGAAGACATCCGCAACACCGCACAGGCGCATGTCGTCGAGGATCTGGTCGACCTCAATTTCGGCGAGGACGAACCGGCGCCGCTGCTGGTGTTCGATGAGATCGGTTCGCGCCAGGACGCTACCGCCGCGGCGCTGCAAATGCTGGTCAACGCAGGACTGTTGACGCCCGATCCACGTCTTGAGGCCTTCATCCGCTCGGCTACTGGCCTGCCTGGTCCCGACCCCAACTCGCCCGAGGCCGAATCCGAGCCCGCCGACGAATCCGCCGCCGCGCCCCGCAATAGCGCAGGGCCGGTGCGTGTGCGCACCCATACCCGAGCGCGCCCCGGTGGCGCCAGCACGGCCACGAGGAACGGAGACCCGACGCTGTGGTGACCAAGAATCTCACGGCGGGCCAACGTCCCCCGTGGTACAGCATCCGCAACGCCACCAAGACCGATGATGGTCCCGCTGAGTTGCTGATCTATGACGAAATCGATTCGTGGTACGGCATTTCCGCCGAACAGTTCGCCCGCGATCTGAAGGCCATCGACAACGATGCCATCACGGTGCGCATCAACAGTCCCGGCGGGTCGGTGTTCGACGGCATCGCCATTCTCAACGCGCTACGTGATCATCCCGCCACGGTGACCGTCGTGGTCGACAGCCTTGCGGCGTCGATCGCGTCGGTGATCGCGATGGCGGGCGATGAGATCGTGATGAACCGCAACAGCCAGATGATGGTGCATAACGCGTGGGCGGTGTGTGTGGGAGATGCCCGCGATATGGAGAAGAGCGCGGCGCGACTGGCTCAGCACAACAGCAACATTGCGCAGATCTACGCCGACCGGGCAGGGGGCACTGTCGAGGACTGGCTCGACGTGATGGCTGAGGAAACCTGGCTGCTCGCCGACGAAGCGGTCGAGGCCGGTCTCGCTGATCGTGTCGTCGAGCTACCCGAGCCTGACGCGAAGTCGGCCGCCGCGCGTGCATCGGTGTTCGATCTGTCGGCGTTCCGCTATGCCGGACGCCAGTCCGCGCCTGCGCCACGAATTCCGCTGGTGCACAACAAGACCCCTCGGCCCGAGAAGGGCGAGGTCAACAGAGGAAAGGAGCCCATTGTGGCAACCCTGAATGAGGGCCTCGCCAAGCTGCTCGGTATCGATGCCGACGCCGACGACGAGACCATTTTGTCTGCTGCCGCCGAAGCGCTCGAAGAGCGTGCCGACGACGGCCAGGAAAGTGGCGAAACCCCACCCGCTGCGCCGAGTCTGGAGCAGGCCACGGCCGCGCTCGCCAAGGCCGGTATGACGGTCGTCGAGCGGGCCCAGTACGAGGCCACCGTCGCGGCGGCGCAGGCGGGCGCCGAGGCGCGCGCACAGCAGTTGCGCGAGGGCGACGAGCGTGTGGTCGATCAGGCCATCGCCGACGGCAAGGTCGCCCCGGCACGTCGCGAGCACCACTTGCAGGCGCTCGCCGCCGACCGTGAGGGACACACCGCCGTACTGGCCGCGCTGGCACCCGGGGTGGTCCCTCTCGCCGAGACGGGGCATTCGACGCAGCCCGCAGACGGTCCGGTGCCCAATGACCTCAGCTGGTTCGACTCCGCGCCCACCGCGCCGAGTTCGGAAGGGAAGGAATAGATCATGACCAACGAGAACGTGGGCGTCTACGAGCCCGGCCGCGACATCACCGGCCGCGCCACAGCTGCCATCACCGGTAAGCGGTTCCTCAAGATCAGCGGCAACCGCACCGCCACCGGCAACATCGCCGTGGCCCCCGCTGATGCGGCGGGCCGGGTGTGCGGCGTCTCCAAGTACGACGCGGCCAGCGGCGACATCGTTGGTGTGGCGCGGGGCAATTCGCGTGTCACCTACGTGACCGCCGACGGCACGCTCGCCGCATTCGATGAGGTCGAGGTCGGCACGGCCGGCAAGGCCAAGAAGTTCGCCAGCGGCGTCGCCGTTGGCTACGCACTGTCCGCGGCGGCCGATGGCGCCGACGCCGAGATCAGCCTCTACTAGGAAAGGGCTACCCACCATGGCAACATCTCCCGTCGCGTACCCGCTGGGTGCGCCGGTCATCAATGACAACAAGATCTCGGTCGACCTGGCATATAAGCAGCCCGGCCGGATCACCAAGCGGCTCTCGGACCTGACGCTGCAGAAGTTCATTACCCCGGAACTGTTTTCGTCCTCGGGGGCGAGCACCACGGCCGGGGCGATCATCTACGACGTGATCCGCATCAACGAGCTGTACACCAAGAACGATGTGGAACAGCGCGGCCCGTCCGATGAGTACACGATCGTGCAGGGTGAGCGCACTCAGCCCGAGGTCGCCAAGTCCGAGGACTGGGGTGGCAAGTTCTGGATGTCCGATGAGGCTATCCGGCGCAACGACCGCGCCCAGATGGACCGCCTGACCACACAGCTGGCAAACACGCTGGTGCGCAAGATCAATCAGCGCACCGTGGCCGTGCTGGAGGCGGTAATCGCCAGTCTCGGCGGCGCGGGTGTCATCCCCGGACACGACTGGGGCAACGTCACCCTGACCGGCAACAACCCGACCCCGAACAACGCGCGCCCGTTCGCCGACATCATCGCCGCACAGCTGGCCGCCGATGTCGAGGAATTGGGCTACGTCTACAACGTGTGGGTCGTCAACCCCGTGCAGTACGCGGACCTGCGTATCGCCTACGGCCCAGACTTACCGCAGATCTTGGCCGACGCCGATATCTCGATGTTCCGGTCCAACCGCGTCGCCAACGGCACCGCCTACGCGGGTGTGCGCGGCGGTGTCGGGTTCCTGGACTACGAGCAGATGCTCTCGACTGAGACCTGGCGCGAGCCCAAGACCAAGCAGAACTGGGTCCAGTCTTCGGTGCTGCCCATCATGGGCGTCACCGACCCGTACGCGGTCAAGAAGGTGACCGGATTGAAGGGCGCCCCGTAATGCCCGAGGTCACAGAACATCGGGTGACTGCGGCGACATGGGAATACCTCACGCCCGCAGGCACTCGGCGGCGCGCGTTCTTCGGCGAACTCGTCACGCTCACCGATGATGAGGTCGAGCGCGGCCTCGCCGTCGGTGCCCTCGGTGTTGAGCCGCCGACCGAATCGACCGACGACGGCAGCGAAGCGGTCGAGGCGGATGCCACCGATGACGGCGACACCGATAGCGGTGACGGTGGGGATGGCGATCCCGGCTCCTCCGCAGGCGATTCCGGGAACCCGAGCCAGGCCACCGGTACCGAGGGTGATGCGCCCCGTAAGAAGCCGCTCAAGGCCGCGACCAAGCCTGTGCTGGTCGACTGGCTGATGGCCAACGGCACGTATGACCGTGACGAGCTGGAGGCACGGGAGAAGGACGACCTGTGGGCGCTAATCGAGGCCACGGACTAGTTTCGTGACCGACTTCCTTGACGTAGAGGCGTTCGCCGCCATGTTCCGGCCGCTGTCGGCAGCTGAGAAACTGGTGGCGGCGCCTCTACTGACGGTCGTCTCCGATTGGATACGCGACAAGAAACCGGCCATTGCCGACGATGATCCGGCGGCCAAGGTGGTCACATTCGAGGTCACCCGGGACGCGCTGATGTATGGCGAGTTTGGCCCGGTCTCATCGTTCACCAAGACGGTGGGTCATCGCACCAAACAGACTGCGATCGATCGTGAAGCCGTCGAGAAGTTCATTGCACGCCGCCACTACCGCATGCTCGGCCTGGCGCTACAGGCCAAGGCGCGCGGCCACTTCCCCAGGGGTGACTACTGATGGACACCCTGGGCGGGCAGCGGCTCGCGATCGTGTGGGATGTGCCGGTGCTCGACGGGCAGGGCGACCCGATCCTGGACGAGTACCGCAAGCCGCAAGTCACCGAACGCGTTGTGTGGGTCGATAACTGCCTGTTCGAGGTGCAGTCGACGGCCGAGGACAACCAGGGGATCACCACCACAACCACTGAGCAATCGTGGGCGTTCCTGCCGGTCGTCGATGGTCACATACCTGCTGTTGACGGCAGTGGTGCCGCCGCGCCCGTCGCGGTCGCCGACATCGGATCGGCGCACCGGATTCGCCACCTGGGCCGCGATCACAGCATGGTCGGTGACGCGGTGCTCGAATTCGACCTCGACGGCCGCGAAGATCATGTGTTCTGTATCTGCCAGCGCAGGGTCGGCTGATGGCCGCAGATCGCAGACCCAACCCGCTGGTCGCATTGGGTGTGCCGCAGTCCGAGATCGACAAGGCGATCCACACCTCGGCGCAAGCCAAAGCTGAGAAGGCGCGCGTCGGCAAGGAGATGGCCGCACACGCCAAGGCCATCTCGCCGGTCGATCACGGCGACTACGGCGCGGCGTGGAAAGTGCAGCAGGGCAAGGGCCGTGACGATGACACCAGGGTCGTCAACGACAACTTCAAAGCCCACTGGATCGAGGACGGCACCGGGGGCACCAGCCCGACACCGGAGTTCGCCGTCGCGGCCCGCACCGCCATCGCGTTCGGCGGCACGGCCGCCGATGTCATCAACAGGCCCGACTGATGACTGCCGCGCTGCATGAGCAGATGCCCCCCAACGCGATCGTGATGATGCTCGCCCACCTCGCACCGCTGGGCCCCTGCGACATCGAACGCAAGCCCGACGATCCGCTTCCGTTCCGCCAGATCAACATGATTGACGGCACCTACGACGCGAACCTGTTCTACTGCACCGCTGTCCTGTCGATCCACACCTTCGGCAAGACGATCACCGAGGCGCAGCGTGAGGGCATCAAGACCGATCGGCGGATCATGCTGCTCGGCAAAGACATCGTGGATGTGCCCATGCCCGATGGCACGGTCGCCAACGTCGACTACATCGACTTTCAGCAGCTCTCCACGCTGCGCGAATACAAGGCCGACAACGCCTTTCGCCTCAAGGCGATCTGCGAACTCGGCTTGTCCTTCATCTAAACGTCGCGGTCCCTCGATCGCGTCGCGGCGCTGTGCCGCACCAAATCGCCGGAATCTGTTCCCCTTTCCGGTTCCTCACCCATGAAAGGAGCGTCACATGACGCAACCCACACCCGGCGTTGACTGGAGCGACGGCGGATTCAACGACGTTGATAACCGGTTCGCCATTCGTGGCCCACTGGTGGCCGTGCTGATCCGCGACTACCGCGGCGCCGCGACCGATATCAGCCCGCACGTGTTCAACCCGCTCACCGAGGACGGCAAGCTACGCCCGGATCTGTTCGCGCAGCGCAAGATCGGCGGCGAATGGCGCACCAACCCCGAGCCCAACCAGGGCTGGCTGTTCATGGGTGCCAACACCAAGACCGGTGGCCCCGAGCGCGAACCGAACGTCGACGTCAGTCCGCTGGAGATCTTGCAGTCGAACTTCCCGATCGAGAACGACATCACCAAGATCGGCAAGACGGTGAAGTTCACCCCGATCGAATCGCTCAAGCCGTTGGTCAAGCGAGTGCGCAACAACCTGCCGCTACAGGACGAGGACGGCAACCTGCTGGTCGAGGACGCCGGTCAGAAGGACTTTTTCGTCGGCACCCCACTGGAAGCCGATTTCGTTCCCCGCCAGCTACTTTTGGTGCGCGCACGGTCCCGGGCCGGCGGCAAGCTGTACACCGTCGAGCCCATCCCGCTGTGCAAGCTGACCAAGATCGGCGCGGCCAAGATGGACAAGGAAGACGCCGACGCCGCCGAGTTGGAGTTTTCGCTCGAACCTGACCCGTTCTTCCTGATCCCCGATCCGCGCAACCCGGGCATCCTGATTCCCGGCCTGGATGGCGAATGGGTCGGCGGCAAGGGCTGGACCACGATTCAGGGCGCCCCCAAGGTGTCGAACACCCCGCCGACGGTCACCCCCGGTGCCGCCGGTAAGGCCTCGATCGTATTCACCGACCCCACGGGCGCCGGTGATCCGTTCACCTTCACCGTCGAAAGCACCGTCGATGACGGGACCACCTGGCTGCCCGCAGAGCTCGATGGCGCCGCGGTCTCCTCGGGTGGCAACACCACGGTCAAGGTCAAGGGCGTGGCAGCCGGTGCAACCAAGTTCCGCGTAAAGGTGACCGGCACCAACGGCGCCTCGGTCTACACCCCGAAGTCTGCCGTCGTGACCATCGCCTAATGAACCCTCACCCGGCGGGCGTCGGGCTGCGCCCGCCAGGTGAGCCCCACCCATGCAGCCCGAAAACCGAAGTCCAACAGCCCGAAAGGTTTCACCATGCCTGACAACCAGAGCCACGACGACGCCACTGACCCGCTACATCCCGTTGACCCGAAGAAGGCGCGCGGGCAAGCCGCTGACCTTCTTGGGTTCATGGCGGGTGTGACCTTTGACCTCGGCGGCGGCGAAGTTTGGGAGCTGCCCAACCCCGCGTTTCTCGACACCGAGCAGCGCAAGCGGTATCGCGACTACCTGCGGGAAATGAACGCCCTCGATACCGAGCTCATCGACCATCCGCTCGTCGAGGGTAAGAAGGTCGAGCGCACCATCTACCCGTACCTCAAGGATGGCCAGGACTACGACCCTGACGAGCAGCTGTGCATCGCGCTCATGGGTAGCAGAGCCATCTACGACAAATTCCTCGCCGCGGGCGGTGTTCCCGGCCAGATCGATACGCACTGGAAGCTGATGCAACGCCAGCTGGAGGAACGGACAAAGATCGACTCCAAAAGTAATTGAGGCAGTCGCACTTTGGAGTCGATGGCCCAACGCCATCGAGGCTGATCTACGTTTTCGCGGTGTACGCATCGCTGATTGGCACCAGGGCACGCGTGATGAGCGCGGCGCCCTGGTGCTCTCCAGCCGTCAACTACTGTCGCTGATCCACCAGCTACCCGAAGACTCGGAGTTCAAAACCCATGCGCCGCCGCCGTTTGGGCGCGACGGCGACTGGACGGTCATGCAGAAGATCGCCGCCGAGACGCACAACGAGCTGGCGGCATATCGCGCCAGCAAGTACACCGGCACCCCGCACGAGTACATGTACACCAAGTACTCATCGCCGCTGGCATCTCGCAAACAGCACGAACTTGACTCCGCTGAAAACGAATTCATCGAATCGGCGCGAGAAGAGCTGTTAGAAGACGCTTTTGGCGACTAATGATCAGGAGGTGAACCATGTCCGTGCAGATACCCATCGGGGCCGCCGCTGATCATCGGTCGTGGAAGCGGGTTGCCGACGACGCCACACGTACATTCGGCAACGCGGGCAAGGACGCCGGCCGCGATTTCGCCAACGCACTGGCGGGCAGCTCCAAGGAAGTCGAGAAGTCGCTAAAGCGCATGGGCGACAGGGCTTCTGATGCCTACGACAAGGCATCGGATGCCGTTGGTCGACTCAAGTCCGAAGAAGCGCAGCTGCAGCGCCTACGCGACAGCGATGCCGATGGTGCCCGGATCGTGCGCCAGGCCGAAAGGGTAGAGACCGCCCGCCGTGCCGAATCACGCGCCGTCCGTGATGCAACGCAGGCCTATCGCGAATACCAGGAAGCCGCAGACGAAGCTGGCCGCCGCAACAACACCAACTTCATCGGCGGGATGCGCGCTCAGGCTGGCCAGGCGGCCCAGCTCGGCCGCGACATGGCCGACGGATTCTCGGGCGGATTCACCCATGGCGTGAGCAGCGCGGCCTCAATCGCCCGACTCGGCACCGCAGGCGGTCCCATCGGAATGGCACTGTTGGGCTTGACCGCCGTCGGCGTCCTTGTCGGAAGCCGGATCGCCAGCGGCATCGCCGACGGCATGGCCCAGTTGCGTGTCGAGGATGTGTTCCGAACTCGCATGGGTGTGGACAAGGACACCATGGGCCGGTTCAGTAACGCCGCAGGTAGCGCATGGGCCAAGGGTTTTGGACAGTCCGCGCAAGAGAATCTGTCGACGCTCGACGTGGGATTTCAGGCACGACTGATCAACGCGAACACCAGTGAGCAGGACGCGCAGAAGTTCGTCGAACGCATGCAGACAGTCCAAGCGTTCACCGGCGAAGATGCCCGCTCGCTGGCACTGGGAGCGCGCGGTCTCGTCTCCGGCGGCATGGTTAAGAGCTATGTCGACGCCTTCGACCTAATCCTCGGCGCGCAGCAAAAGGGCCTCAATCTCACCGGCGACATGATGGACACACTCAACGAGTACGCCATCAACTTCAAAAACCTCGGACTAACCGGCGGCGAGGCACTGGGCCTGATCAACCAGATGTACGAGGCGAACATCCGCAACACCGATCTGGCCGCAGACTCATTGCGCGAGTTCGCCATCAGCGCCAACGACGGCTCGGTCAGCACGCGTGCGGCGTTCAAGGCCTTGGGATTCGACTCCGACGCGATGGGCAAGTCTTTCGCCGCGGGCGGGGACGAAGCCAAAAGGGCGTTCGAGGCCATCATGGTCGCAATGGCGGCCATCGAGGACCCGCAACAGCGCACGAACATCGGGCTGGCGCTGTTCAAAACCCGATGGGAAGAAGCCAACACCGCCATCGCTGCCATGGACCTCAAGAAGGCCGGACAGCAGTTCGACGACATCAAGGGCAAGACCGACAAGGCAACTGACACCCTGCAGGAGCACGCCAGCGGTTGGACCAAGCTGGGCGACACCATCTCCAACGAGATAGACAAGATCGAAAAGAGGCTCGCCAACACCTCATTCGTGAAGTTCTTCAGTCAGAGCATCCCGAACTGGATTGGCGAGCAGGTAACCCACCCCGTCTACGGCGGGTCGGGAGGCGGGCGAAACAGCGCGGGCGATGAGATCACCGCGCCGACGACCCCGGTTCAGCTCGACCCGAATCTGCCCGGCGCTTTCATCCCCGCACCGGGCAGCACCGCCAACGCTATCGGCGACGGCGTGGGGCTCGGACTGGGCAACTTGATCAACCCCACGCCCGGCGTCCCGGTACCGGCCAACTCACCACTGGCCCCCAAGCCGCAGAGTCCCGCAGGCCCGACGCCAGCCGGCCCGGGAATGCCGTTCGACGAGGCCAAGAAGCAGATCGAGGCCGCTGACAAGGGTGACAAGACCAAGCCCCCGATCGATCCGAGTCTTTGGTCGGTGGAGGCTAAGCCCGTTGCCATGCCGCCAGGATTGGCCACGGCGCCGACCGCAGCGCCCGGGGTACTCGTTTCATCTCCCAAGGGCGGCCCCGGTCTCGGTCGCTACGAGGTCGACCCCATGCGGGTGTATGACGCTGAGTCGTCGGCGATCCGGGCCAAGAACTCTCTGGAGCAGGACCGCATTGCGTTGATCCGGCTGGAGCAGCAGGGTAACGCCGATCAGGATGCACTACTGCGAGCGCGCAATCAGGTTGCTGACGCCGAGCGCTCGTACGTTTCGGCGCAGATGAAACTGGCTGAGGCGCAGCAAGGTACGTGGAAGAAGCTGGAGGGTGCAACGCAGGGCCTCGCCGACGGCATGGGCCAGATCGGTGCGGCACTGGACAAGGATTTCGGGATCTCCAAGGGCCTGCCGGGGCTGGCCGAGAATCTGACTAAGTTCCTGGCCAATATGGCGGCGGCCCCGATCCTTGGCCAGCTCGGCGCGGTCAGCCAGCTCAACCCGTCCAAGGGCGGATACGGCGCCATGGGCATCCTGGCCGCCCAGGGCGTGTTTGGGCCGCAGTACACCGGTGTTGCCCAGGACGTTGCCATGGCGGGCATCGGGCCGATGGCGCTGCAACAGGGTGCAAATCCCAACCTCGCCGCGATGTACGCATTGGCCGCGCGTGGCGGAAAGTACGCTCCGGCATCTGATCTGCAGAACGGGCTGGCCGACTGCTCGGGTGCCGTCTCGGATTTGGTGGAGGTGCTGCGCGACGGGAAGTCCTCACCGGCACGGCTGTTCGATACCACTGCGTTCGCCACCGATGCCAGCGCTGCCAAGCTCGGTTTCCTGCCCGGCTACCAGCCGGGTGCCTTCAATGTCGGCGTGAATCCCCTGCCGGGGCAGCAGGGCCACATGGCCGCGACGCTGCCCAACGGCATGAATTTCGAATCTGGTGGAGGACACGGCCCGATGCTGGGAGGCTCGGCGGCCGGTGCCCTCGATAAGCAGTTCCCCAAGCAGTACTACATGCCTCTTGGGTCGGGCACGTCGAGCGCACCGTCGCCGCAGCCGATCGGGCCCACGGTCGATTACCGGGCGCTCTACCCCAAGACGGCCGGTCCTGGCGTAGCGGTCACCGGTAATCCGTCCCTGGACGGTACCGATCCGGTGATGAGCGATCCGACGTTGACCAATCCTGCCCTGACGGCAGGTATTCCGGCCGCTGGCGGCGGGTGGGGTGGGGCTACCGGGCCTGCGCAGGCCTGGAGCCCGTCATCGACGCGCATTGGTGGTGTGGAACCGGCGAGCGGTTCGGGTGCGGGCGGGGTCGGTATCACTCCCGGCGGCACTATCGATACCGCGATCGGGATGGCCGCCTCGGCGGCCGACATCTTCGCCCCCGGTGCCGGGCAGGCAGCGCAGACCGGGATCAAGCTGGCCAACAGGGCGATTCAGTTTGGTGCGCAGGCTGCAGGTATCGGGGTGCAGGGCTTGATGGATACGGTGCTGCCGACCGCGGGTTCGGAGCTGGCCAACAAGAGTTGGCTGACCAAGATCCTCGGTGGTGTCGCTGGTGCTGCCCCGGCGATCCCGAACGTGGCCGGCAAGGCGACCGCGCCACCGAACCCGAATCAGGGCGACCCGAACGCCCAAGGCGGCCCCGTCAAGGCGGGCGACACCAATATCCACGTCACCAACAACCGCGCCACCGAGGACGGCACCGGCCGCGATATCGCGTTCCATCAGCAGGCCCGTAACTCCGGGCCGGGGATGTGACCGTGACGATCCGTTATCCGGCCAACCCCGTCACACCCCATGGCTGGTATCACCTCGTCAACGGCGAAAAGCCCATGATGCGCCTGACCGCCTTTGACGGGTCGGTCGAGATGTTCATGATCGGCGGGTACGCGATTCCCGACCCGTACACGGCGCCAGAAGCCGTGCATTTGATCGACCTCGAAGGCCTGATCGCGCCGTGGAAGCACGTCACCCAGAAGGGTGCGACCGAGGATGGCGTTCACCATATCGACGCGTTTTTGGATCCGGTCGAGGTCAAGCTCACGGTCAAGTGCCGGGGCCGCAACGCCGCGCGCACGCGCCGGGTCTATCGGCATCTGATCGATTCGCTGGACGCCATCAAGTGTTCCCGGCTGGACTTTTTCGATCACGATGCCGGGTACTGGTGGGCCGACGTGCGCTGGTTCCAAGGCGGGCAACCCGATCCGGTTTCGGCTATGCGCAAGGGCACCTCGCAGAAAGCCACGCTGCGGCTACAGGCCGACACCGGCACCTGGAAGTCGTTCGACCACGCGGACTCGTTCGCGTTCACCTACGACGCGATGACCGACACCTTCGCGGTCGACCATCGCCAAACCAAGGATCTCGGCGCGATTCCGCAGCGCTACAGCGGCCCCGGCGGCGGGTTCTGCACCTCCTACAACGACCAAATGCGTTGGTGGGACGACCCCGAACACGGGTTTGGCACCCAGTGGCGCCGGGTCATCAACGGGCCCTGGCCCGATTTCGACACCGATACCGATAACCAGGTCGTCTCCCAGGTGCACGGGGGATTTCAGGAGTGGTCGGTGCCCGACTCGGGCCGAAACATCCTGGGCGCGCGCATGAACCGCAATCCTGACGGCAGCTGGGCTGGCGACGGGGTGTTCGTCGAGTACGGCGCTGGATACCTGCGCGTGTACTACACGGTGAACTTCGTTGAGACCACCTTGCGCAGCTGGCCGCTGGCCATCCCCATCGGGCCGCTGCCGGGCGAGAAGTTCACGCTGGTGTGCGGCACCGAGGATCACCCGCGCACGTTCCGCGTGCTGCGCAACGACATGGAGATCTTGTCGGTCACCGAAGCCGGCACGGGCTCGCCCCTGGGGGCAGCGCATCGGGGCGTCGGCAACGGCATGTTCGCCGCCGGTGCGGTGATCAGCCAGGCTACACCGTCCTCTATCCGCAAACTTTCCGCGGGCGATAACGCTGCCGTGGCGCAAACCGGGTTCCTCAAGCGCATCAACATCGGTGATCAGGACATGTACGACGACTACGTGCTATTCGGGCCGTTCACCAAGGTCAAGATCTACGACGGGCCCGGCTCGGACGAATATGTCGAATTCGGTCCGCTGCTACCCAATCAGGTGGTGTTTTTGCGCACCGATCCGCGCGTACACACCACCTTGGTGCAAGACCTGACCTCGGTGCCGCCCTCACCGCAGGAACTCGATTTGTTCCAGGAGGCGATCGAGAAGTTCATGAGCTTTGCGGGCATGAACGGTACGGCGTTCGCCGATCAGATCAAGTCGCAGTTCGGCATCACCCCGCCGCAGGGCCCGCTGTACAAGTACCTCAAGGGCCGCTTTTCCAAGAACGCGGCGATACCACCGAAATCACCGGGCAATCCCGCGCAGCCGTATTTCGTGAAGGTCTCGATCGAGGGCGGCAACGCCGACTCCAAGATCATCGCCTCGGGCACGCCGCGACGGAGATACCCGCTCTAATGCGCAATGCGTTGCGCCCCTGCGATCCAGGGGCCATCTCGTGATGCCCATATCCGATGAGCAGCGCTGGGAGGCGGCCAAGCGCTCGGGCGATATCGCGCGGATCGCCGCCACCGCCCGCGCCCTGACCGAGAAAAACTCGAAGGTCGACACCAGCTATCGGTTCACCGTCTGCGACAAGATGTGGACCCCAATGGCCTCGGTGGGCTCGGACCTGATGGAGGGTTCGGGCGCCCGGCCGCGCAACGACTGCCCCACCGGAAAGCTGATGCTCAAGGGCAGCTCGCCGCTGATCCAGATGTTCATGGACTGCCGCAACACCCTGGTCGGGGTCGAGATGGAGACCGCCGGCAGCCGACAGAACTTCTACACCAAGGTTCACCGCTACCGCTACGAAAAGGACGCGTGGACAGGCAATGTCGAGATGCGCGGCATTTGGGACATCCTGAACTACTACGTGATCTGGCCGACGTGGTGGCTTCCCCTTGCCGCCCAGCCCATTTCGCACGCGATCTTCATCTGGGCGCTGCAGACCTGCGTGGAGAACATGGTCGCCGAGTGCGCGTTGCGCATTCAGTCCGGGTGGCTGGAGTTCGTCAACAACGGCCTGTCACTCAACGGCGACATCCGGGCATGGATGGGCACGATCCTGCAGGCCCTCAAACGTGACGGGCTCTCGGTGCAGACCTTCGGCAAGATGCTGCGCACCCCCACCTATGTGCAGCGCACCGACCCATTCCTGGACACATCGCCCATGTGCGCCAAGACCGTTCGCATGGAAACCTGCGGAACGGTCATCAAGGATGTCACCCGCGCCTACGGTGTGGACACCCGCATGGACCTGTGGCGCCCCGGTGACCCGCAACCGGACAAGTGGGCCAACCTCGATTCGCCCACCTACGTGTTTTCGACCCGGGACCGCCAACAAATCTCGGGACCCACCAAAACCGTTGCTGATTCGGTGATCAAGACAGTCATCGACCTCGGCGGATCACTCGGCGACATCTTCAAGCCAGTCATTCAGCAGGTACCCGGCATGAGCGGAGTGTTCTACGCACCCAAGCTCGGTGTCGATTTCGAGCAGCCCTACGCCTACGTCGTCGCCCCCGAAGAGGGCGAGGACTCCAACATCATCAGCTGCGAAATCGCCGACCACACCCCCGAGGGCTGGCAACACATCATCGGCGGTCGTTCTCCAAAGTGGTTGAACGATCTTATGAATGCCACGTTTGCGTGGTTGATCGATTCGTTGATGATCGTGGTTGGGTTCTCCGGCATCCCGTCGGATCTGCTCTCGGGATTTCTCAACAACAGCTTCCTGGCGTTCCAGATGGTCCAGGTGTACCAGGTCCGCGACGAGGTGGGCCCCTTTCATCCGGCCATCGAGCGGTTCTACCCGACCGCCAGCGCCCCGTACAACATCGAAACCATGTTCGCGTTCATTAACGCGATTTTCGATGCCCAGGGTGCTACCACGGCGCAGGTCACTTTCCGAAACGGTGACCAATATGCCTTGGGCCGAGACATTTTCGAGGGCGGCTTGATGTCGCTGGTGTATCACCGCCGAACCAAGATGATCACCGACTACATCGAGAACACCATGTGGCGCATCACCCCCACCGAGCAGACCACCCTGGTGCAGCTCGGTGACGGCCGCCGCGACGAGGCCCCCTTGGGCAGGATTCAACGCTTCATCACTGGCGCATTTGAAGCCATCAACGTCATCACACTGGCCCCCCAGTCCTAACCGGAGGTAACCCACATGGCTTGGCCTATCGTCGATTTCAACGGTGCACGCTACTACCAGGGACAGGGCTACACCCTGGTCCCGGTCGATGGCACCGGGGTGGCGCACGTGCTGCTGCGCGAAGACGGCGGAATCATGGGAGGGGTGTCCGGGGTCGAGCAGGGCCCGCCAGGAAAGCATGCCGAGTTCGACACCAGGATCGCCCTGACCCCGCTGGCGCCGGAAGACGCGACACCCGATTCGGCATTTTTCGAACTCATCACTCCCCCAACCGATACCACGCCCGGCAAGTGGAAAATGCACCTGGCGCTACACACCGGCAAGACCGGTAAAGACGGCGCGACGCGCTGGAATCCGCTGGACCTGTCGACCAATCCCAAGGCGGGGTGGATTCCGGCCGTCAAAACCGACCTACTCGGTTTTGAGCTTGTGCCGCAAAAGGTTGCCGAGGTGTTCTACCCGGGCGAAATCAAGAACATCGGTACGGGCAACGCGAACGGGACTATGGCCGCGATCGACATCCCTGCGCGCCCGTGGCCTCGGCGCATCCGTGCACAAGGCCAAACGGTCGTTACTGGCGAAGCCGCCGATGTGCGCGTGAATCTGCTGGCCCGGCTCAACGGCGAGACCGACGGCAACATCGTGGGCCGCTGCGTGGGCATCGCCCAGACTGATCGGCTGGCGTTCTCACCGGGCAAGCCCATCGGCCCCGGCAGCACCGCCGCCGACTACGACACCATTGCCGCGGGCACCTCGGCCACCGTGCACATCCGGTGCGAGCGCCAAACCGGCACATCGACGTACATCGCCACCGCCGCGATGTCGCACTTCAACATCGAGGCCTGGCCGCTGTGACCGACAACCTGCCCGAGATCCCCGATTGGGCAAGGGATGTCCCCTCGGCCCCGGTGCACCGCGAGCAGGGCGGCGGTCTCACGCGGCCGTTCACAGCCCAACAGCTCCAGGAGTTCGGCAAGGGGTTCATTGAGCAGTTTCTCGGTCGCGTGGTGCTCGCGGTCATGGGGCACCTCATTCCCGGCGTGGGTTCGTTTGATCAGCTGCGCGAGTGGGCCAAAGACAAACCTGGTCTCGGCGATCTGGTCGAGCTGCTGACCGGGATCGAGGACGGCGATGAAAATGATTTAGGGACATGGGCCCTCGGTATCCGCAACGCCCTGGCTGGCATCGATCTGGCTCATCCTGAATCGATCCTGACTGCTATCGCCAAGGTGGCGGGCCAGTTCTTCAAGGGCGTCATACCGGCGTCGTGGGTGGCTGATGTGGCCCATGACCTACTGGGCGGTGCTGGCGGATTCACCGACCCGAAGATGGTCGAGGACAACCCGTACTGGCGATTTGATGCCGCCCAGAACGGGCACCTGTCGGGTAAGTCGATCTACCTCAACGCCGATGGCCAGCTGCATGCGATCAGCATCAAAGACCCGTTCAACGTGGCTGCCGGCCAGGCGGTGGACATCGCCGCATCGGCGATGTGGCAAGGCGTCTCGGCTGCAGCGGGTTCCAATCCGATCCGGTTGTGCATCACCCCGTTTGCCCCCGATGGCACCAAGCTCCCCGATATCGTCATCAAGAAAATTCAGCCCGTGGCCGCCGATTCGTCCTGGATACGTGCCAGCCTGACCGGCTCGTGGACGGTGCCGACCGACGGATCGGTCAAGTCCGCGACAGTGACCCTGGTTGTGACCGAGGGCGCCACCGCCGGCCGCATCCACTTCTCCAACGTCACCTCGGTCATGTCGAACCTCGGGCCGCTGCTCGGCAAGTGGAGATCGTTCTTTGACACCCTGGGCGGCAAAGCCAATTCGGACATCGCCGATTTCGAGCAGCGATTCGCCGCGATCACCGCCGACGGCAAGATCACCGCCGAGGAAATCATCGGGCTACTCGGGTTGGGCAATATCCCGAAGCTGCCCCCGGCCAAGGTGCACAGCCCGATCGGCAGCACCGACATCGGAGAAGACCTCAAGGACACGTGGAACAACTTCTGGAATGCGGTATTTGGGGACGGATCTAGTGGCAGGGGTCCTGTCGATGTATCCACTGCGACCGCTGCCCTCAAGAAGAAGGCCGATGACGCGTACGCGGCCGCGGTGTACGCCACCGATGTTGTGAATCTGCCACGACTGACCCCTCGCTGGATGTCCACAGGCATCAACGACGATGTGTCGTTCCCCATCATCAATGCACAGTCGACATTCGTACCGGCCGATCAAAAGCTGGTGTTCATCCCCATCACGCCGGGTGTTGAGCGCACGTATCGCACCGTGAAATTCGCCATCACCGGCAATGGCATGACGCAGTGCTACGTGGGCGTGTACCGGATCAATGAGTCGCTGCAAATTCAGAAGGCCGTCGACCTCGGGAACGTCAAGGCACGGCTATCGGGTACCAGCCGCGTGCAAGCTCTGACAATTCCGTCGCCGGGATTGACGGTGCCCAAGGGTCATACCGCGTTCATCGGTGTGCTGCAGGTCGGCAACCCGCAGGGCCTCTACACCACACCGGCCATGCCGACCGTGCTGGAAGTCGTGCAGAACATCCCCCTGTTCTTCACCCAGGACGGCGGCACCGGCTACACCTCCCTGCCCACCCTGGTGGGCGGGCACGTGGAATTCACGCCGGTATGGGGCGCCCTGGGCGAGTCGACCAACTTGGCAGATCAATGGACCGAGTACTCATCCACCGGGGCGAACCTGCCCCTGTCCGTCTACGACATCCCCAGCGCCAGCACCGTGCTGTACCTGGCGGGCTGCGGTGGCGGTGGTGGGGGCGGCGGCGGTGACGGCGGCTGGAACAAGCCCGGCGAGGGTGGGGGCGGCGGTTCCTGGAACTCGCTACGGCTGGAGCGCGGCGTCGACATCCCGGGGTCCGTCACTCAGATCACGGTGCAGTCCGAGCGTGTGGGTTCACCCACGGGTATTGGCGGCGAGCCCGGCAGCAAGGAGACCGACGGCAAGCCGGGGCACGACATCGTGTTCCGCAACGGCAGCGACAACAGCGAGATCCTGCGTTGCGCTGGTGGCCGACTGGGGCGCCTGGCCTATGGCAGCTTCTACAACCGCGACTCGGTGGGCTACGGCCCCGGCGATCTTGGGTTCTCCGCGCGCCTGTTCAAGGGCGGGCAGAACACCCCGCCCAGCGCGTCGGTGGGTGCGGCCAACGGAGCCCCGGGCAACGGGCCCGGTGGCGGCGGCGCGGGCGGCGGCGGTGGT